CAGTAGCTACTACAGCAGCGGGTGCAGGTGGTTTGCTATCTATGACCGCTAGTGATGACTCGGAAGCATCATTCTTAGGCCCGCTAGCTAGGATGGCTGACCATTCCGCTCTAGCTGTAGCTAAGAAGATGGACGCGTCTGGCATTAACCCACAGAAGATATGGAACGATACTGGCTGGGGCAAAGGCTCTAATGGGGCATGGAAGTTTGAGATTAGTGATGCTGATGCAACTTTCTCTATACCTGAGAAGCCTAAAGGTATTCTTAGCGAGTATGTTAATCATCCAGAGCTGTACGAGAACTACCCAGACTTAGCAGGCGCTAGGTTTATGACATCAGCTAGAAGTGGCGCTTCCTATAAGCCTAAGCAAGACCTAATCGACATTAGTAAGGATTACATTGATATTCCAAGCGACCAAGCTGGCTCAGCTAAAGGCGTTTCATTGCATGAGGTTCAACACGCTATCCAAGGCAGGGAGCCTAGCTTTAGTGGTGGTGCTGAGGTTGATACTAACATCCTGCATCTATCTGGCGGTATGAAGCATGAGATAGCGCCTTACGTTAAAGCTAAAGGCATGTATGGTGATGATGAACGGGCCGCTATGTCTGCCATAGGTGATATAGAGTACATCAACTCATTAGATAAGATAGCTAATGCCACCTCACCTAAGCCAAGTGCTGTAACTAAGCAGTCTGATTGGTATGAGTTTAGTGAAGATATTGTTAGCACTATTGGCCCTATGCCAAAGAAGGCAGGAGGCTCTAGAGATGAGTGGGTACGTGGCGCTGCTGCCTACNTGCGTAATAAGGCTAAAGACAACCTTAGCTCCGATGCNTCTATAATGCTTAATAGATACAAAGAAAGCCCCGAAGCATTCTCTAAGTTAGCCTCTAAGCATAAAAAACTACGCTCTAAGTATGGTAAGGACGCAACTCAGTACGATTTAATTACAAAGAAGTATGATAATCTTTTCAAAGATACTCCTAAAGATAGGTATTATGCGTCCACAGGAGAGAGAGAGGCGTATGACGTACAAGATCGTCTGAATATGTCTGTCGCAGAGAGGCGTGGTAGTCTGCCTCAACACTTGCAAAGTGAGTCTATGGCTAAACAGTGGTCTAGGCCATTACCTACTAACCCTAAAGCACTGGCTGCTTCTGGCTTACTCGCTGCTACAGGTGCGAAGGCTGATCAAGGCGCCGCCCCTAGTTTTGATGATAGGATTAGTGGACTACTCTCTATATTCTCTATGGATGATGAACGGCCTACCCAGCAGCAACGTATGACTCCAGCACTAATGGAGTACGCTAAGAGGGTTAATGACTGGAAGGCTCAGGGCTGGCACTTGCCAGAGATGCCTAACACCTCAAGGGGTAAGCAAGGTATACTAAGCCAAATAGGCGCAATAGATCAGGAAGAGCTACGCAGGCGCAAAGAAGGATATATTCCTACGTCACAGGAGCAGGGCTTGATTGATACCTACCCTTTGCTTGATTTAATTTTATAGGCAACTAAATGGCTATTACAACATACGCAGAGCTAAAGACTTCAATCGCTGGTTGGTTAAACCGTGATGATCTTACAGCTAATATTCCAGACTTCATTGCACTAGCAGAGTCGTCTATCAGTAACGAGCTACGTCATTGGCGTATGGAGACTCGCGCTGAGACTACCATTGATGCTCAGTTCACAGGCATTCCAAGTGATTGGCTACAGACTATCCGATTCCACTTGAACACGGCTGGTACTGATGAGCTACGCTATCTGCCACGGGCTGAAATTCAGCGTGAGCGCGCAGGGCGGGGAGATGCTACTGGTACGCCGCAATACTACGGTCATAACGCAGGTCAGTTCGAGGTGTTCCCTAGCCCAGACTCAGCCTATAGTGCTGATTTACTGTATTACGCTAAGGTGCCTACGCTGACTGATGCGGCTCCTACTAACTGGCTGCTAACTAACTACCCAGACATTTATCTATATGGCGCATTGATTCACTCTGCCCCATTCTTGAAGGAAGATGAACGCGCTCAGACTTGGGCTGCTTTATACTCATCGGCTGTACAGCGTGTAAATGACGCTAGCAGTAAATCTACCGCGAGTGGTTCTGGCCTTCGCTTAAACATTAAGGCTTATTAATATGAGTTTCACTAATTACCTAGAATTGGAATTGCTAGATCATGTGTTTGGCGGATCTGCTTACACCTCACCATCTACCGTGTATGTGGCTTTATTCACTAGCGCAACTAATGATGCAGGTTCAGGCACAGAAGTCACAGGCGGTGCTTATGCTCGTCAGGCTATGGCTTTTGACGCTGCTGCAAGTGGTGCTACTGATAACACCTCTGCGGTAGAGTTTCCTACAGCTACGGCTAGTTGGGGTACTGTATCTCACGCTGCAATCTTTGACGCTGTGAGCGGTGGCAATATGCTTGCTCAATCAGCACTAACCACCAGCAAGGCTATCGGTAGCGGTGACGTGTTCCGATTCCAAGCTGGTGAGTTTGACTTGACGCTGGACTAACCTATGCCAACTAACGGCTATGGGGCAGCATTCTACGGCGTTAATATCTACGGGCAAGCTGCCTATGTGGATGCTGGCGTTAATGTAGCTGCTGTCTCTACGTTATCTAGTGCTGGTGAGCGTATTGCTCTAGGCTCTGCTGTTATAGCGGGTGCTGGTACTGTTACTGCTAATGGTCAATTAATGGCTGAGGGCAGCGCTGCGATATCTGCTGCTAGCGTGGTGACAGTTAATGGTCAGAAGGTATCGGAAGGTGCTGTTCAGGTTAATGCTGTGTCTACGTTATCTGGTGCTGCGGTGTTCGTGCTATCAGGTCAGGCTTGTATTGATTCAGTGTCTAGCTCATCGGCTAATGGTTCAGTCAAGCGATCAGGCTCTTGCTCTGCGGGTGCTACGTCAGGTGGTACTGCTAACGGGCGATTCAAGTACATTGATATACCTACAGGTACACAAACTTACACCAACTTACCCACAGATTCACAGGTCTGGAGTACGCAATCTACCGATAGCGCGACTTGGACTAATTTATAGTATAATGAAAGCAGATTATTTAAGAGGAAGCCCTGATGGGAACTACAACTACAAACTATAGTTTAAACAAGCCCACAGTAGGCGGTGATGAGGATCAATGGGGAACTGACCTAAATGCCTCAATGGATTCAATCGACACGCAGATGAAGACTAACGAGACTGCTGCTGCTACTGCTCAGACAGCCGCTGATGCCTCTGCACAAGATTCAGACATTGGCGTAACGATCCAAGCCTATGACGCAGACACAGCTAAGACAGACGTAGCTCAGACGTTCACAGCTGACCAATCACACGGCGATAACGTCAAGGCTAAGTTTGGTGCTGGCGATGACTTGCAGATGTACCACTCAGGGACTAGCTCGGTAATAAAAGAGGTTGGAACTGGTGATTTAGAAATCCAAACTAACGGTGCTGAGATCCAGTTAACTGGTAATGCTGGCACTGACTACATGGCGCGATTTATTAGTAATGGCGCGGTCAAACTTTACTATGACAACGCAACCAAACTAGCCACAACCTCCACAGGCATTGACGTAACAGGCACAGTGACGGCTGATGGTTTGGTTGTTGAAAACACGGGGACAGTGTATTCAAAAACAACAAGTTCTGACGGGTTAGGGGACGCGGCTCACAGGTTTTACAGCGGGAGCACATTCAAAGGGCAAATGGGTTGGGATCAAGGGACTGATGTAATTGGTCTTTATGGGGCTAACAGCTCAACTATTCCAACTTTAAGTGTAGACTCAAGCGGCAACGTGGGTATTGGTACTAGTAGTCCAGTAAATAAGCTAGACGTAAAAACAGGTTCTCAAGGTGTACATATAGCCGAAACCCCTGGCCCCTATTATGGTACTGCCATCGCATTATCTCAAGATGTTGGTGCAGACAACAGAGCTATGCGCCTAGCTACTAAGTATAGCAACTCACCAAACCCCAGCCTTGTAATTGAGTCTAGCAACTCTCACTTTTCGTATGGCACAAACCCTGATGTTTCAGCGACTACTGGCTGGTCTGAGGTTGTGAGATTCCCAGCAACTGGAGGCATAACATTCAACGGTGACACAGCAGCAGCTAATACGCTGGACGATTATGAGGAAGGGACTTGGACTCCAGCTTTTACCGCAAGTACGTCTAACCCTACAATGACCTACATCGTACAGATAGGTCTGTACACAAAGACAGGTAACACAGTTACCGTCCATTTCCAAGTAATTACAGCGACGCGCAGCGGCGGCTCAGGGCATTTGTATCTCACAGGTTTGCCGTTTACTCCGAATGGTGTAGGACACATGGCGGCCCCTATTAGTTTTAACTTCAACTGGGTAGGAAATGCAGCACCGCAACACGTAGGGGCGGCAACAAATAGTGGATTGCTTTTATACTCAAACGCCGTAACCAACACTATTAACACACCTAGTGATATACACGCTACTGGCAACAGTTACTTATATGGCAGTTGTACATACAGAACATTAGCTTAATTACTGCTAGTGGACTCTAGCAGCGAACATTTAACAAATAGGAGAAAACAACATGGCATTAACTAAAGAAGTAACAATCGGTAAAGTAGAAGTTTTAGAAAACGGTAGCGTTCAAGTACGGACTGACACTGTAATCAAAGATGATGGGGTAGAATTATCACGCTCTTATCATCGTCACGTATACGCACCAGACTGCGACCACTCAGGCGAAGACGCCAAAGTAGCTGCTATCTGCGCTGCAGTACACACGCCAGAAGTCAAGGCGGCTTATGCAGCTCAAATGGCAGAACAAGAAGCTGAAATGGCGCCACAGGAGGCAGAATAATGACCACATTTAACTGGAAAATTAACAACATAGAACGCTCCACAGCCGATGATTATGTGCTTGTGGTTCACTATGGCGTAGATGCGGTAGACGGTGAACACAGCAAGGGCGCTTACGGCACTATTTCATTCAACCCTGAGACTATGCCAGCAGGCGCAGGCTTTGATTCGTTGACCGAAGAAACGGTATTGAGCTGGGTGTTTAGCAAAGTCGAAAAGGACGTTGTAGAGGCACAGCTAGAAGCTGTTATTGCTGAACTGAAAGAGCCAAAGGTAGCCGTGGGTATGCCTTGGGCCTAAAGATGAACATAGACCTAAATAAACTCGCCGCACCCTTAGCTGTAATCATTGCACTTTCGGGTATGGTGGGTTCAGGCTATGTGGCACTAGAGAAGATTGATCGTCTAGAGAGTGATCGTGACTTCTTGATGAAGTTATCTGATGACAACATGAATAATCTTATTCGTCTTGAATCGGTATCTTCTGATATAGAAGAGCTAAGTATTAAGCTAGACGA